CCAGCAAAAAATACCAACTCTTCCTCTGTGAGTTGTGTTCTAAGCTCACTTACTGTCTTACCTAATTCTGTTGCAAGGAAAAACTCAAAATTTAACCAGTTATCCCCCCTTAAGATTCCTTTACGTTATCAATAGTTGCGTTTTGATTTACACCAAATAAAAACAATTCAATCTCATTTAATACATTTTCTGGTAATTCATTTTGCAAGTTAGCAAAATCTGCTGGGTGAAATGCTTTAGAACCATCTTCATTTTCTGCCAACTGACAAAGCATATGTGTAGAAACAACTAAAGGGTCATCACTACCAGCCCTTTGCGTTGCTCTGGCTCTATCTGCCCTTGTAATAGCTTTGAAATACAAGCTGCATACTGTTTTGCCGTCATTATCTTTAACGTCAAATTTACGCCTTTTAGAAAGATCAAAAGCATCTTTTAAAAGATCGAGGGTTTTCTTTTCTGCCATAAATTAAATGCGAAGTATTTTTTTAATTTACTATATGTCAGAGGTTATTGCACCTGTTGTCTGGAACGAAATGTTTATCAACTGAGTTTCTCCAAGTGTTGCACCATATTCAGCACTTGTAATAATTCCAGAAAAAGCTAACTTTTTAGCACTAGCTGAACTATCAGGGAATAATTCAAATAATGCGTCTCCAGCATCACCTGTTGTTAATACATCTTCAACAAAAGCAAGGTAATCAGAGTTACCAGCATTGTCATAAATCAATTCTGCTGATCCTTCACCAGAAATAAGACCACCAATAAAAGTCTTTGATGTGTTTCCTTGAACTGTAGTTTCTAAAGTATCTTTTGAAACTGATAATGACCATGATCTAGTTCCAGCAATATCGGCTTCAGTACCAGCCGCATTATGAAACATGATCTTGCCTACATCACCTCTGATAGCTGCCATGACAAAAAAAAGAAAGATTTATAAATATATTAACTCTTTTCGGAAGTTTTTACATCTTTTTTAGGATTTTGTTGACTCTCCATATATCTTTTGCAATTAGGGTCCCAGTATTGTGGGTCCCTTACACCTTTGACAGCTTCGATAGCGTCTAACATTTCATCTGTGATAACAAGTTTTGCCATAATTAAAGTTCCTCGTAGATTGTAAATGTTACCCTGATTTGAGTTTGAAACTTACCTTCTGGACTTGATGTAAGAATCTCAGGTCCGATAGGTGCATCAAAAATAACACTTGATACTGTAATTCTATTGTATAAGTCCCTAAGTCTTTTGCAAATTGTAAAGTTAGACCCTGCCCCAAGACCTTCCTCAGTAAATACATTCAATAAAACAAGACCATCAATCTGGTTATCAGAATCTGTTGCCCCACCTTGAGTTAGATATGAGTTATTTCCAAAGCTTGTAACACACTGAACAAAAGTATCTTCTGCTGTTGAATCAAAGGTCATGTTATTAAATACAACAGGGATTGCTGGGCTTGAAGCAAGCTCTGTGGCTAACCTAGCCTCTATTGTTGATCTAACTGTATTTAAATCTGTAGCAGCCACTATAACCTCCGTTTGATTCTCTCATATTCTTCATCAGCCCACTTTTGTAGTTCTTTTCCTATAAGTTCTGGAAATCCAGCAACAGTGCCTTGTCTTGTCCTATATTGTTTGCCCCATGATTTTGGTAAGTTTGTTCCAAAACAAACAGGTTCTGCATAGGGTAAATTATTAGTAACAGTTCCTGTTGTTGGTTTTATATCTGTCTGCCATGCGTTTCTTAACTGTCCTCCTCCTTTTGGTTCGCCTTCATAAACTACTCTAACTGGTGTTGCTTTCTTTACTCTTGCTGTCCACTCCAAAGTTGTAGCCGCAACAAGAAATACAACAGCATCTTCCATGACATCTGGAATCTCAGTTATAGATATTTTTCTTGTCATGTTTACCTCAAGATAAGATCAAAACTTACTGGTGTATTATTTTGCTCATTTATAACAACTTGAATAATTTTAAATTCAACGTTACTAATAACTACTCTGTCTTTTGTTGTAGGGACAAAGGTAAGATCACCAGCAGATATAGTAAGCAATTTATCCTGTGACTCAATCAAATCATTTACTTGATTTCTTGAAACACCACTTAATGCACCTTTGATAGTTGTATCAGATGTAGATTCTGAAATAGCTCCAGTAGTGGTATTGTATGCCCCTGCTGTAACTTGTCTGATAGTCACATCACCACCAAGCTTCTTCAGTGAAGCACTAGCAGCTTTTTTTAGTGCATTTGCAAGACTCATAAGAAATATGCAATTACTTGTCCACTTGCAAGAGTAATACTTGTTATAACTCCACAAACTTCAGATGATGCCTTCATTGTGATGCCGTTGATAGTTGCAGAACCGTTTTCAGTAATATTCTCAGCAACAAAGGTTGCCTCTGCGTCTGTCAAACAATGCACCTTACCAAATCTGCCTGTATGTGCAGCCGTATCGGTAATAATGATTGCTGCTGGATAT